ACTGTTGGAAAAGTTAGAGGCAATAAAGTTATGGACTACGGAACAGGTCCTTTAAGAAATACAGATCTTGGTTCTGAAATTATTAATAACTTAAGACAACAAAATGTAATAGCAGATAATATAAAAGCTTTAGAAAAATCAGGGGAATTAAAGACTAGACTAAAAGATATAGGACTGACTAGAGCAGGAGAAAAAAGTTATAAAATTAATAAAGTTAGCGAAACAAAAATAAAGAACATATTAAAAATAATTGGGTGTGGCACAGGTAAATCATCCGGTGGCCGTATTGGTTTTCAAGATGGTGCAACTTGTACAAGAAAAGGTATAGATAAAATAAATAAAGGAAACCTTAAAGACGGTTCTGAAATGAAAAACTTTTCTAAGTTAGTAAACACTACAGGAGCAAAAACTGTTCAAGGAGTTTTAAAAACTTTAGGTGCATTAGGTATTGCTGGAGAAGCAGGATTAATTGGAATAGAATCTGCTATTAGAATGGGAATGGGAGATACTTTTTCAGAGTCAATAAAAAGATCAACAGATTATTTAATTCCTGGAGATCAAACGTTATCAGCTGACATGGATAAAATATCAAGAGAACTTGACCCTGGACTTGCAAAACTTTATGGTAATGTTCAAAATTATTATAACAAACAAGAAAAATTAAAATCTTTTGAAAATCAAAAAGCAGAGTTAAAAAATTTAGGAGGAAGTGAATTTGATTATCTTCCGGATTCTTCAGAATTTGATAGCGCCATAGAAACAGCAAAAAAAGATCTTGCTTCTTCTACTATTACATCGGAAGACGAATTAGTTGCACAAAGAGCTTTAGATGAAGCTAGTGATAGTTCAAAAGCTAAAAGTTTTTTTTCAAATCAAAGATTAAAAGCAAGACAAATGGGCGGAGTTGGAGAAGATGCATCTGGATTAAACTTTGATCTTAGAGGTATTGAAGTTAAACCTGAAAGAGAAACTTTTGAAAATTTTGGAGAAGTCTTATCTATGACAGAACCAGAGATGTATGATAATCTTATTAAATTATATAAGGCAGGTGAATTTGGTACACCTGGTAGTAAAGAGGCAGATGCAAAAGCTCAAAAAGAATATGATAAGGCTTATAAATATCTTACTGAAACTAAAAAAGCACCTCTCTCACAAAATGCACAAGAATTTGGTTTAGAACAAGTATATGGTTTTAATCCTATTGAGTCTTTAAAGAAAATAGATAAACCGATGCCTTATAAAAGACAAAGTTCATATATACCAAGTCCTCAACAAGAAATGGATATGGAAAAATTTATTGAAGAGCAAGCTAGATTAGGAGCTGCAGGTGGAGGACTAGCTAAGCTAGCAGGGGAAAGATTTGGTAAACCCCCAGAAGCAGGACCCACACCACAGGGCTTGGCTTATATATTAAAACGTGATAGATAACACTAGGAGATTACATGGCAGACATAGATAAATCACTTCCGAATCAAATTCGTACGGAATTAGAAATTCCTGGTAAACAGGAAGAAGTAGAATTACAAGAAGAAGTAAAAGAAAAAGGTCCGGTAGAAGTTACACCAGAAGAAGATGGTGGAGCTACAATTGATTTTGAACCAGGTGCAATAAATATACCAGGAACAGAATCTCACTTTGACAACCTTGCAGATATTTTACCTGATGACGTTTTAGATCCATTAGGATCTGAATTAAAAAACAATTACACAGATTATAAAATGTCTAGAAAAGATTGGGAGCAATCTTATATGGAAGGTTTAGATTTATTAGGATTTAAATACAATAACAGAACAGAACCTTTTCAAGGTGCCTCAGGTGCAACACACCCTGTGTTAGCAGAAGCTGTAACTCAGTTTCAATCTATGGCTTACAAAGAATTATTACCAAGCGATGGCCCTGTAAGAACACAAGTATTAGGAGTTGTTAATCCACAAAAAGAACAACAAGCACAACGTGTTAAAGATTTTATGAATTATCAAATTATGGATCAAATGCAAGAATATGAACCCGAGTTTGATCAAATGTTATTTCATTTACCTTTATCAGGTTCTGCTTTTAAAAAAGTTTATTATGACGATTTACTAGGACGAGCTGTTTCAAAGTTTGTCCCTGCAGATGATTTAATTGTTCCGTATACGGCTACCTCATTAGACGATGCGGAAGCAATTATTCATACAGTTAAAATTTCTGAGAATGATTTAAGAAAACAACAAGTTGCTGGTTTTTATTCTGATATAGAATTAAGTACACCAGCTGTTGTAGAAAATAAACTTAGAGCAAAAGAAAAAGAATTAGAAGGAACTACAAAAACAGGAAAACCTGATGACATGTATACATTGTTAGAATGTCATGTTAATTTAGATCTTGAAGGTTTTGAAGACAATGGTCCAGACGGAGAACCAACTGGTATCAAGTTACCTTACATTGTTACAATTGAAGAAGGCACTACAAAAGTTCTTTCAATTAGAAGAAACTATGCAGCCGAAGATGCAAAGAAAAAGAAAATTCAATATTTTGTTCACTTTAAATTTTTACCAGGATTAGGATTTTATGGTTTTGGATTAATACACATGATTGGTGGATTGAGTAGAACAGCAACGACTGCTCTTCGTCAATTATTAGATGCAGGTACATTATCAAATTTACCAGCAGGATTTAAACAAAGAGGTGTAAGAGTTAGAGATGAAGCTGCTCCAATTCAACCAGGTGAATTTAAAGATGTAGATGCACCAGGTGGATCATTAAGAGATGCTTTCTATCCTTTACCTTATAAAGAACCATCACAAACATTATTACAACTTATGGGTATTGTTGTTCAAGCGGGTCAAAGATTTGCTTCAATATCTGAAATGCAAGTGGGTGAAGGGAATTCAAATGCAGCCGTAGGCACAACAGTTGCTCTTCTTGAAAGAGGATCTAAAGTTATGTCTGCAATTCACAAAAGATTATACACTGGATTAAAAAAAGAATTTAGAATTCTTTCTAGAATCATTGCTACTTACTTACCGCCAGTTTATCCTTACGATGTTGTAGGTGGGCAAAGACAAATTAAACAAAATGATTTTGATGACAGAATAGATATTGTACCTGTTGCAGATCCAAATATTTTTTCTATGTCTCAAAGAATTACTTTGGCTCAAACTGAATTACAATTAGCTACATCTAATCCGCAAATACATAATTTATATGCAGTCTACAGAGATATGTATTCAGCTCTTGGAGTTAAAAACATTGATCAAATTTTACCACCACCTCCACCACCAATGCCTAAAGATCCAAGTTTAGAACACATTGATGCTTTAGGAGGAAAACCTTTCCAAGCTTTTCCAGCTCAAGATCATAGATCACACATTACAGCGCATTTAAATTTTATGTCAACTAACATGGTTAGAAATAATCCTGCAATAATGGCATCAATTCAAAAAAATATTTTAGAGCACATTAGTTTAATGGCTCAAGAACAAGTACAATTAGAGTTTAGAGAAGAAATGCAACAGATGATGGCGATGCAACAGATGGCACAACAGAATCCACAAGTTGCTCAACAGATGCAACAAGTATCTCAAAAGATAGAATCTAGAAAAGCTACTTTAATTGCTGAAATGACTGAAGAATTTATGCAAGAAGAGAAGAAAATTACATCTCAATTTGATTCTGATCCACTTTTAAAACTAAAAGCAAGAGAAGTAGACTTAAGAGCTATGGAAAACGAACGTAAAAAAGAAGCAGATCAATCAAAAGAAGAAATAGACAGAGCAAAACTAGTACAAGCTAGAGAAATTAATGATGAAAAGCTTGATCAAAATGAAGATTTAGCAAATTTAAGAGCAGATACATCTTTAACCAAACAACAGATGTCAAATAGCTTTAAAAATAGGCAAAAATAAGATAGTAATAAACAAAAAGGTAAACAATTATGATGAATTATAAAAAATCTAAAAAAGTAGCAGTACCTTCTCAGAATGTTGAGATAGATCCTAGATCTAAATCAACTGCTGATGGTGCTTTTAACGGAATTCCTACAGGAGATAAGGAAAAAGTTAGAGGAACTAGAAGAATGTTAGCTGAAAAGAAAAAAATAGCTACTTGGTACTAACTTATGTGGTTTTCAGCAATTAAATTAGCTGTTTCTGCTGGTAGTAAAATTTATGCTAACCGTCAGAAGACGAAGATGGCAATGTCTGATGCACAATTAATGCATGCACAGAAAATGGCTGAAGGAAAAG